CCCCCAGCTTGAGCTTGGAGACCCCGACGATGAGTAAAGACAACACCCGCACCAGCGACAGCGGTGCCCGCGTGCTGCGCGTGATGAAGGCTCTCAAGGGCCACACGCTGAACGGCCTGAGCAATGGCGAGCTGGCCAAGGCGCTGGGCGAGTCCCCGGCCAACATCAACCGCTGCATGAACACCCTGATCGCCGAGGGGCTGGCCACCCGGCTGGAGACCGGGCGCTTTGCGCCCGGCATGCAGCTGCTGCAGATCGCCCAGGCAACAGCCATGGAGCTGAGCACGGCCGAGGCCCGAATCCGCGAAATCAACCAACGCATGCTGGCCGGCGCCGGCCGCTAACAGGAGCACTTATGAGCAACGCAGCTGAATTTATCGAACAAGACGCGCCGGCCAAGGCCGGGCGCAAGCCAGGCAAGGCGGCAGCGCTGGTGCCCGACGTGGAGCTGAGCGGTGACCTGGTGAGCGTACAGAACCAGATGGCTGTGCTGAACGTGGAGCAGGAGAGCCGTGTGCGCTCTGTAGCTGAGCAGCTGGGCTACTCGCTGCCGGCTGACTGCACCAGCGCGGAGCTAATCGAGCGCGATATCGCCAGCAATATGCGCCGCAGCGTGGAGGCATGTCTGGAAATCGGACGGGGCCTACGCGTACTGAAAGAAGCCTGCCCCCATGGCGAGTTCATCAGCCGCCTGGATAGCCTGAGCATGGACCATAGCGTCGCCAAGCGCTTTATGCAGGCGGCATCCAAGTTCGCAATTGGTGCGACGTCGCGCCAAATCACCGAAGTGATCGGCAGCCAAAGCAAGCTGTTCGAGATGCTGGTTCTGGACGACGAGCAGATCGAAGAGCTGGAGCTGACTGGCCAGACCGGCGAGCTGACGCTGGACGACGTGGCGACAATGAGCGTCAAGGATTTACGCAAGGCGCTGCGCGAGGCCCGCGAGAACGGTGAGGCTAAGGACCGAGTACTGGCTGACCGCTCCCATAAGATCAATGAGCTGGAACACCAACTGGCGAAAAAGCCCAAGGTCGTGGTGGTTAAGCCCGACGAGGAAGCGGCAAAGCTACGCAAGGAGGTGGTGACAACTACTTACGAGCTGGAGACACGGCTGCAGGGCACCCTGCGCAAGGCGTTCGCGGATCTGGCTGAGCTTGGACTGGAGAGCGGCGAAGACCACCGCGCGTTCGGCGCGTCCCTGGTGCGCAACCTTGAGGTAACGCTGGCTGCGATTCGGTCTGAGTTCGATTTCCCTGAACTGAGCATCGACACGCTGCCCACCTGGAGCACGCTTCTCGGCCTCGACGAAGCGGCCGAGGGCTGATCATGAACCCGGTACTCATGCAGGAAATTCAGGCTGTAGCGCGCCAGGCCGAAGCGGCCGGTCGCGGCGAGCGCCGGGCGATCCTTGAGGCGGGCGCTGCTCGCCTTGGCATGTCGGTACCGACCCTGTACCGCAAGCTCCAGGAGGTCACCGTGCGCCCCCAACGTAAACGCCGCAGTGACGCCGGAAAAACCGGCATCCCGCTCAAAGAGCTGCAGCTTATCTCGGCACTGTTGGTCGAGAGCATCCGAAAAAACCAGAAACAGCTGTCTAGCGTGAAGCTGGCGGTAGAGCGCCTGCGCAGCAACGGCCTGATTATGGCCGGCCGTGTGAATGAACAGACCGGCGAGTTTAAGGCGTTCTCAACCTCTGCGATCAGCCGGGCGCTGTACCAGGCAAACCTGCACCCTGACCAGGTGCTGGCCCCGGCGCCGGCAGTATCACTCGCCAGCCGGCACCCTAACCACGTATGGCAGGTGGATGCGTCAATCTCGACGCAGTTCTACCTTGCCGACGACGGCGCGGCGGTGATGGATCAGGCGCAGTTCTACGATGGCAAGCCGGGCAACCTGAGGAAGATTGAGCGCCAGCGCCTGTGGCGCTATGTGATCACTGACCATGCCAGCGGCGCAATCTATGTGCAGTACGTGCTGGGCGCTGAGAGCGCCGAGAACCTCTGTCATGTGCTTATCAGCTGCATGCAGTATCGCGGCGTGGCGGACCCATTCCACGGTGTGCCCTGGGCTCTGATGACCGACCCCGGCGCAGCGATGACGTCTGCCATGTTCCGCAACCTGTGCCAGGCGCTGTCGATCGATCTGATCATCAACGAGGTAGGCAACGCTCGTGCGAAGGGTCAGGTGGAGCAGGCCCACAACATTGTCGAGTGCCAGTTTGAGTCCGGCCTGAAGCTGGTACGCGCCACCACCCTGGAGCAGATCAACGAGCTGGCCGGCCAGTGGATGCGCCACTACAACGGCGTGGCGATCCACAGCCGTCACCGCAGCACCCGCTTTGCCGTATGGCAGCGCATTACGGCTGAGCAGCTACGCGTTGCGCCGGCAGCGGAGGTGTGCCGCGAGCTGGCCATCTGCGAGCCGGAGCAGCGCAAGGTGTCGCCGCTGCTGCGGGTGTCTTACCGGGGCGCTGACTACGACGTCAGCACCGTGCCGGGCGTACTGGTCGGCGAGAAGCTTCTGCTAACCCGCAACCCATGGCGCGATGCGGACAGCGCCCAGGTAGTCGTCACCAACGAGGAAGGCCGGCGCGCGTTCCACGTGGTCGAGCGCATCCAGCTGGATGAGTTCGGCTTTGCCACCACGGCCGCAACCATCGGCAGCGACTTCAAAAGCCACAGCGAGACCCCGGCACAAGCCGCCAAAAAGGTGCTGGAGCAGCTGGCCACCGAGACCCAAACCGAGGAAGAAGCCAAAGCAGCACGCAAGGCCAAGGCGCTGCCGTTCGGTGGGCGCATCGACCCGAACAAGCACATCACCGATACCGAGCTGCCGGCCTATCTACCCAAGCGCGGTACCGAGCTGGAGACCAATACAGACGTGGCGGCAATTGAGCCGTCGCGCCTGACCCACTTCGCCGCAGCTAAGCGCGTTATGGGGCAGTTCCCCGAATGGGGCAAGGAGCATTTTGCAGCGCTGAAAGCAGGGTATCCAGACGGCGTTCTGGAGACCGAGCTGGATGCGGTTGTGGAAGCCATACGCGCCGCCCTGGCGCGCCCGAAACTCAGCGTCGTAGGAGGCAAATAAATGATGCTGCAAATGAGGCTCAAGGCAGTACTGCAGCTGGCTGGCCTATCGCAAGCGGACCTGGCCAGAGCCGTTGGCCTGTCCACTGCGGCTATCAATCTGCTGGTCAACCGGAGCCTCTACCCCAAGTCGATAGAAGAACCAAAGCTGCGCAGCGACATCACCAACTGGCTGAAGGAGCAAGGAGTGGAGGCAGAAGCGCTGGAGGGTTGTTTTGACCCTGCAGACGAGCGGTACAGGAAGACCAGCTGGGGCGGCAACCCCAGCTGGCAAGGCAAATCCCAAACAGACGATATGGAAGTGCAACCCATGCTACTACGCAAACAATCTTTGACGCCACAGGCCAAGCGGCAGTTCGGACTGGTGCCTGACCCCTTCGCCAACCCCCGGTCCAGCGAAGACCTATTCGTATCCCCGGATATTCGGTACGTCCGCGAGTCGCTGTACCAGGCCACCCAGGACGGCGTGTTTCTGGCCATTGTCGGCGAGAGCGGCAGCGGTAAGTCGACCATTCGCCAGGAGCTGCATGAGCGGCTGCGCAACGACAGCCGGCCGACCATCATCATTGAACCCTACGTGATCGGTATGGAAGAAAACGACACTCGGGGTAAGCCACTGAAGGCCGGCGATATCAGCGCCGCCATCCTGTATGAGGTGGCCCCTGAGCAGCGTTTGCCGCAGACCTATGAAGCCCGCTTTCGCGCAGTACACAAGGCGCTGCGGGAGTCCTTCCGGCTGGGTAACCGCCACATCCTGATCATTGAAGAGGCCCACAGCCTGCCCATCCATACACTGCGCCACCTCAAGCGGTTCTTTGAGTTGGAGGAAGGTTTCGCGCGGCTGCTGTCGGTGGTCATGATCGGGCAGACCGAGCTGGGCGAGCGCCTGAGCGAGCGTAACCCCTCGGTACGGGAGGTGGTTCAGCGCTGCGAAATTGCCACGCTGCAGCCGCTGGACGCCAACCTGACCGCGTACCTCAAACACCGATTTGACCTGGCCGGCAAGACGCTGGACAACCTGGTGACGCCAGAGGCTATCGAGGCCGTTCGCCAGCGCTTGCAGGGCTTCAATCAATCGCGCGGCCACTACAGCATGCTGCACCCGCTGGCCGTTCATAACTTGCTGATCGCCGCTTTCAACGCCGCCGCCGAGGTGGGTGCTGATCGTGTCGAAGCCGACATTGTGATGGGGGTGTGAGATGGGTGCTCTGATTCCGTTTATTGAGAAACGTCCAAGCAAGGTTTTTACCGAGCAGGTGAAAGCCTCCCTCGCCCTGGCCAACCAGGTCGGCCGAGAGCTGAAGGCGCATGGCTGCAGCGTCAAATTCACATGCATAGACGGCGTTCAGCCGCTGCTGGTGGTTGAGTGCGAGCAGCCGCTGCACATGATCCGCGTGGGCCGCAGTGGCATCGCCCTGGTACCCACCCCCGGAAACTTCAGCCGCTGCCGCTCATTCCTGCTGGGCTGCGAGATCGAGTGGCTGGTTGGCGTACCGCCGGTGGCCGGGCGGATTGGGAGGGTGCATTGATGAGCAATAGCGATCAGGTCCGGCAGCTGCAAACCCAAATCGAGGTGCTCTGGGAAGATCGCCACAAGGACGCGGAACTGATCCGCGTCCTGCGTGACGGCCAGGAATACTTCCTCAAAACACTGCTTGCGCGCGGGCTTGCGGACGTCATCAGGGAGCGGATCGAGCAGCTGGATAAGCACTGCCATTCGCCTGAACACGATGCGGGCCACGACCGTGAGGAGTTGGCTAAAGCAGCTGTTTGTTATGCAGCACCAAAGCCAGCCAACTTCAGCCGCAACGACATTCTTGATAGCGAGCTGTGGCCCTTTGAACGTGCAGCCTGGAAACCCACCACCCGCCGCCGTGACCTAGTCAAAGCGGCAGCATTGATCCTGGCCGAGATCGACCGGCTGGACGCTATGGAGAAAGAGCATGACAGCACATATTGAAATCCCGGCCGGCTTCGTCAAAAACGCCGCAGGCCACTTGGTACCCGAGCACCAGGTGCGCGACCAGGACAAGCTGCGCGACAACGTGGCCCGCGATCTGGCCGCCCAGGCCGTGGCCATCAGTGAGTCGATGGCCGCGTTCAAGGCCAAGGCGCTTGCCGATATCGAAGACCTGATCAGCATCTCGCTGGAGCGCTACGGCGTGAAGCTGGGCGGCAAGAAAGGCAACGTGTCGATTACCACCTACGACGGCGAGTTCAAGATCGAGCGAGCGCTGGCCAACCGCCTCAGCTTTACCGAAGAGATCCTCGCAGCCAAGGAACTGATCTACGCCTGCATCCGCAAATGGAGTGCTGGTGCTGATCGCCACCTGATGGCCCTGGTCGACCGCGCGTTCACCGGCCGTAACGGCGAGATCCGCACCAATGACGTGCTCGACCTGATGCGCCTGGAGATCGACGACGAGGACTGGAAGACCGCGATGGAAGCCCTGCGCGATTCCATCCAGGTGAACGGCAAAGCCGTCTACATCCGTGTTTACCGCCGCATCGGCGATGACCGATACGAACAGATCAACCTGAACTTGGCGGGGGCTTGATATGGCTCAGTGGCTAATCGAATTTAAAGACGCGGGGCAGGACTTCCTGTACTGGGTGGTCGATGAGAGCGGCGTAATCATGCAGAGCATGCCCTGCCAATCGAACATCTGGACCCAATACGCCCTGACGAACCTTGACTCTCTCAGGCCCGGCGGCGCTGCGGCGATCGCGAAGGACGGCGTGGCGTCCACGGTGAAGTATCCGGTTTCTGGCGTCCGCAAGATCGCTGCGGTAGAGGTTGCTGTGCACATCTTTACCGGTGGATATGCCACCAATACCGTGATGGGTAAGCGGGCCACCTGTGCCTTCAACGGGCTGAAAGCAGTGGAGCGGCTGGCCGAGAAGCTGTGGCCCGGAATCAAGTGCGACTTCGAGCGCCTGCCCTGCACAGAGGTTGGCCGACTGCACGGCAAATGGAAGCTGAAGCCCAGCATTCCAGAGCACTGTGGCGACGCGACCAGAGAGCAGGTAATTCAGTGGTGCATCGCAAAGGGCTGCAACTTTGTTGATCCGGTGTTCCCTGCGCCACGCGGTTGGATGTGGGCCAATGGTCCGAGCAACTTGGTACTAACCCCGATATTCACGGTGACAGACCAGGGCGAAGATATCACTGCTGGAGAGGTAGCGGCCCGCAAGCCGGAGGAGCTGGTGCAATGATCAGCCGCGCCAACACCGCAAAAATCCACATCGCTCGCCAGCAGCTTGGCATGACCGACGACGATTACCGCGCCCTGCTTGGCAGGGTGGCGGGTGTCACCAGCTCCAAGCAACTGACCGAACGTACCTGTAGCCGCGTACTGCAGGAGCTGGAACGCCTCGGATTCAAACCCAAGCCCAGCAGCAAGTCCAAGGGCAAACCGCACAACTTCATGAAACTGGACGCGGAGATCGCCAAGATCGAGGCGCTGCTGGCCGATATGAAGCTGCCCTGGTCATACGCTGATGCGATCGCCAAGCGCATGTTCGGCATCGAGCGCTGCGCCTGGCTGAAGAAGCCCCAGCACTACAAGGCGCTGATCGCGGCCCTGCACGTCGAGCAGCAAAAGCAGCACCTCAAGGCCGAGTTGGATGGCCTGCTGGATGAGCTGGGCTACCAAGGCGCAGAGC